GTGGTTGTCGTACCATTGACCACAAGATTGCCGCCGACCGTCACGTTGCCAGTGAACGATGCGCCAGCAAGCGGCGCGTAGTTTGCAAGCTGGCTGGAGACGTTTACCCCGGAGACGGCACTGTCCACGTAGCTGGTGGTAGCAAACGCACCGCTTCCTGCCACCGCAATAATACTAGTTGCCGAGCCTCCGGCCCCGCCGGTGCCCGTCCCATAGTACATCACATTGGTCTGTTCATTGTAGCACAACTCCGCGTTGGCGAGACTGCTGGGCGCACCCGCGCCGCCGCCACTTGCTCGTCGCTTAATGCGAATTGTTGCCATCAGTAATTCCCCCCGTCCAAAAGTGTTAGCTCTGGGTAGTTAGACCACTTCCCGTTCGACCACCGCAGAACATCACCGGCTTGGATGTTTTTGATATCAACATCACTGAACGCAGTGACCGTGAGCGCGGTCGATGGCACGGCCAGCCTGAGAGAAGTGAGGAGGTAGGGAAGGTCGCCCCACCGCGTCACACCATCCCCTATCTTTATTGCCCCAGAACTGAAAGATCCGTCGCTGTAGCTATATGTGTCTGTGGATTCCTCGCTAGCCGCGGGGATTTCCCGCTCATAGCCAATCTCGCCCGCAGCCAAAATGGGATTCGTTGCCGCCCACTCTGCCGCTGTGCCGCGTCGAAACTGGACGAGCTTGTAGCTCATACGACTCGCCCCTTGACCCGATAGGCATGCTTCTCAATTACCTTCTCCCTGAGATCGCTGACCTTGGCAGAAGGATTCAGCCTCTTCTCCTTGGCGACGGCTTCGCGGACAATCGACTCGCTGATCAGCTTTCGCTTTGGATCGGCTGGGCCGGGGTCATAGTTCACCGTTCCGGCCACTGATAGGCGGCGCTTGTGGGCGACTTTGAGGACATCGTCATTGTTTGAAACCCACGCTTCGGGATCACGCCAGCCTCGCTTGTCTGCCAGCCCACCCACGTAGTGTTTGCCAGAGATGTTGATCCCGGCGCTCTTGGCTTCCGCGGCCACGTACTTGGCCTGGCGAACGGGCATGTCGTCCAGCTGCTGGTTGTTCATCCGGCCTTCCATAAACGCACGGTCGGTTCCCTTGGTTCCGGGGGGCGTCTGCATGGCGACCATTGCGGCCCACTTCTCGCCGTAGGGCAGGGCACGCCTATAGGTTGCGATGGCATCTTCGCCAGCGCGTTTTACTTCAACCGGGATTTCCATTTGGCTGTCCTTGCGGGGGAGGAGGAGGGCCGTTCTGCGGTGGGCCTGGTGGTGGTCCGGGGGGCGGTGGTGGAGGGGGCGGAACCATGTAGCGCGCCACATCGACGTTCATAGCCTTGCCCCAGTCTTCCAGCAGGGCATTGAACAGTTCCGGCTTCCCGGCCTGCAGCAGACCCTGACTGATGGGAGCGAGGATCTGCATTGCCTGCGTGATGTTCTCAACGCGCGTGGCGTTGTTGGGCTTCTTCACAGATCCGGCCTCAACGCGGTACGAATACTCCCGAACAATCGAATCCGGGTCTTCGCCTTGTACGTGCATCTGCCATGCCTGCGCCGCCATCGGCCCGAGCAGCGGAGCAACGTCCTGCGGGCCAATCAACCAGCGGGCCAGAAGAGCTTCCTTGCGAGCGACCAAGGACAGAGCGTCTTCCAAGATGTTTGCGTAATCGTCCGGCCTCACCGAAATTTGCTCAGCCTTCACCTGCGCTTCTGCCGCGGATCTGAACTGGTTCCGCGTCATACCGTAAATGAGTTCTGTCAAACCCACGCGGCGGTCGAAAAGCGCGGTGACTTCCGAGATGATCTGGTACATGTCCGATGTGACACCAGGCATCTGGAATACCGAAATCACATCGTTGACCGACCGGCCGATAGCTTCAGAGATCTCTACGATCTTAAAGCCGCCCTCGTCTTTCTCCAATATCTTACTTTTTATATCTGGGTCTGCCGACTTTGCTACACCAATCAGCACTTGCGAACTGATTGAGATGCGCGTTGCAAGAAATGACATCGCCCAATTAATAAATCGAAGCTCTCCGATACCTGGGCGGATAATACTAATGGGCCAGCTGTACCCGGGCTTGCCGTGCCAGACAAGCGGGGTGAACGGCCAACCGCCTGGCTCTGCCCAGAACGGGATCGGCCACTGCGCCGCCATGAACATCGACTGTGGGACGCCAGTCTCGTCCACTTCTTCCTGCAACATCTGCTCTGGCATGTTCAGCGGGAAATCAATTCCATCTGCCACAACGATGTAGCAGTTGGGGCCGAACGCATCAAACTTGCCGCGGAGGTCTTTGTCGGCGTTCTTGAGCCGGTCGCCAAACCCCGTCTTGGAATAAATCTCCCAGTAGATGATGAGGTCGTTGGTCTTCCCCATCTTCTTCTTGTACTCAAATCCGCGCTCGTTGTTGTCGCCGCGGGACGAGTAGCTTTCCATGTGACCCTTAAGGTCTTCTCTGGACAGGCCGAACTTCGCAGCCACCTCGTCAACGGGCTGGACGCGCTTCCTTGCGGCCCAGCGGATGTCCTCAAACTCATCGGCATCTGGATCCCAGACAAGGTTGTCGATGGAGTCGTAGAACGAACCAGCCATCTTCAGCTGCGACCCGGGCGGCGAATAAAGCTCATGCCACCAGACACCGGCCCCCTTAATGAACGCTTCCTCCACAACCTTGCGAGAGTGCTTCTTCAGATCCAACTCGTTTGGCGTGTAGTTCAGATAATCTTCCAAGAGCCGGGAGACTAGCTTCCTGCGCTCCAGCATCATCTGCTGCTGCTGGATGCCCTGTTGGTACATTTGCATTCCGGGGTCTGGCATCATCACCGGCTGGCCATCCGGTCCAATGATTGGCTGACCGTCCGGCCCCATGGCTGGCACGGGGGGCTGGGGCTGGATGCCAAGGAGGGCTGGCCCGATGATGGGATAGTCCTTGGGGGTCACCGCGCGGTTTGGGTTCCGGTGGTGGATGACTGCCGTAAACAAACGGACGGCCTCCCACACGCGGTTGACCTGCATGCGGAAGGCAGGGGGAGTCATGCCCTTGTTGTAACCCCTCTCCCCGCGGGCGTAGCCGTCCTTCCACATGAAGTCCGGGTCGCCCGCAAAGAAGTTCATCGCTTCGTCGGCGTCCTCGGTGAACGGACGCTTGTGAGCAGTGGCCTGCTTAATACATTCCAGCCACCGGGCTACTATCGGACGAAGCGGTTTATCCATGGAGACTCCTATTAGTTAGTGTCCTCACTTGCCCCTGCGGGCCTCCAAGTCGGCCACCTTGCGCTCCAGAAGGGCCACTTTCTCGGCCAAGATCGCATTCTTCTGGGGTTTGTGCTCCCAATAGCCGTACTCCTTCCAAGCCGGGAAATCGTTCACGCCCGGGTCGCCCGCATGGTGAACTGACTGCTTCTCCACACCGCCGTATCCGGGGGCCAGAACCCACAGGGTCAGGGTCCGCTGCGAGGTCTTGGTAACCAAAGCCGGTACTGTCTCGGCACCCTCATGGGCACGGTAGAACACCCAGTCACCAAGGTCTGCAGTCGGCATCACGTAATCGCTCATCGTTGTCTACTCCCCATTGGCCCGAGAACAATGCAGTTGTCATCGGACGACTGCGACCTGCGGCGTTTCTCCGCGAGGTAACGCACCCACCATGGATCGGGGCCATAGGTCTTTGGTGGTGCGTGGTATTTTGGTTCGTACGCGCAGAGGTACTCCACGCTCTGGATGGCGTGGACTTCCCCGCGGCTCTGTGGTTCGTCGGTCACATAGATTTGACCGTTGACGCTAGTGGTCTTCTTGCGGTAGCGGCGGATCTCGCGCATCAGATTCGGGCATGCGCCGTCCAAGAACTTCAGCCTGGTCGTCCCGTCGCCGCGGATGTGCATCATCTGCCGGACGAGGGCTGTGCGGGCCGGAATGTCGTCCGACCCGGGGATGAAACCGTACCCGCTCATCTGCGACTTAATGCCGCGCTTCTTCAGTTCCTCTGAGTACAGTTCATGGGGGAGACGGCCTGACCCCAAGTCTCTGAGCATGCCGCCGTGCATGTCGATGATGAACGTCCGGTAGTTCTGACCATCGGCCTTCTGGGCAAAGTGGTCCCCAAAGATCAGCGCGTTGGCTTGGCGGATATACAACTCGTCGTAGATGAGAAGGAACTTTTCATCTGGGGGAACCGCTCCAAACACGCACGCAAGGACCGTGTGGCCAGGATCGATTGCAACGTAGCGCGTCCAGTCGGCCGGAACCCGTCCATCGGGTAGATCCTCTCGCCGCAGAACATGCACGCCAGGATTGAACGACGGGTACATGAGCGTGCTTTCCGTGGTGAACTCGCCCTCCGCTCGCATGCGAAGCTCGTCCATCCCCAAGGCAGACCACCGCTCAATGTTTTTGGCTTTCTCTTCTTTGTCGATGTGGTCATTGTCCAAGAAGCGCAGGGTGAACTTCTTAATAATTGAGTTCTCACGCCCCTCTTCTTCAGCCTTGTCCGCACGTTCACACAATCCCAGCAGCGCATCGTTCTTACTATGTGGCATCGCACTCCACACAAATCGGCCTTTACGATCTGCGAGCCGCGCCTGCATTTCTCCGACCCACCGTTCGTTGTTAATATCCTCATCGATATGTACCAAGTCTGCTTGGAAACCTTGGGGCGGTTCGCCTTCTGAGGAGAAGCAGTTAATAGTCCAGCCGTTGGTAAGCTCTGCCTTGTTAAGGTAACCGGCGTTCTTCAACACCCAAGACATCTCTTTGATGAGACGAGGAGGGATGAGAGGGGGGGCGGGCTTGGCCTTGGAAGGGTCGTCCACTCCGGGCTTAAATGCCCGCCACTGATTCGTCGTCTCGTCTTTGATCATTTTGAACGCACCGGCACGGAACAGCATCGGTACAACCACAAGCCCTATGTGGGGCCAGTTCCTTCCGATGATCACTAGGTTCCCGCCCTCTTTCGGATACTTCCCGTAAGGGTCTTGTCCGGTGGCTGCGCGAGCATCCTCTATGAAACTTGCGGCGCTCTTGCCGCTTCGGTTGCCACCGATTAGCAGGCGTTCGCTCGCCATGCACTTGTGGAACTCCTCCTGCTTGGGCATGGGGACATAGAGCCGCAGGGCTTCGATCCGGCGTTCCGCCAGTTCCAACTGGACATCGCGCAGCTGGTTAAGCGCGTGCTGCGTGATACCTTGGACCGCCGGTTCGTCAGGTGGCGGCGGTGGGGGGATCTGTGGGTGCTTTCTCATATTCGCCGCACCAGTCAGTCTTGTCGGTGATCGGGTTGCAGTCCTCTTCCACCGTCACCTGCGGCGGGTATCTCCTGCACCTTCCCCACGTTGCCACTGTCGGCACCCACCACCGGCACGTTTTGCACTCCATGCTGCAACTCCTTCAAAGGGATTCCTTGGACCGTGATCGTTGTGGCCGCTTCCATGATGCGCTGGCGAAGCTCGTCCTCTAGCTCCTCCTCGCTCCAGGCGGTGAGAGGTTTCTTTGCTCCACCCATGGCGGTGTTTGCCGATACCAAGCGGACGACGGTATCCAGCATCTTTGTTCTGAACGCGCCGCCAGATGGGGAGTCGAACAGCTGCTTCATATAGCAGTTAGCAAAGCCTCTCACCCCACCGAAGTATTCCATCAGAACCTCCAAGAGTTCCGATGAGTGGGGGATGTTTGCCCCGCCGATCCTTGCAGAGGCTACGAACAGATCAACCGCGCCCTTCTCAATCTCAGCAAGCTTCTTGTTGCCTTTCTTCTTCCGGGCTTTCTTCTCATGGGCATTGCGGCACTTGCGACACCGCGCGTGGAAACCATCCTTGGACTTATGCCAGTACGTTGCAGTGACCTCATAGGAAGTCCCGCACTGGATGCAAGCTTTATACTCTGACATGCCACACGTTGCCGTTCACCTCTGGAACAAGACCGGCGTTTTCTAGGGCCAAGCGGACGGCATCAAAGATGTGGTAGTCATGCCCAGCCAAGATGTGCTTGGCTTTGGGCTTCCACGCCGCAATGTCCCGGCACACTGAGTCGTAGTCATGCTCCGCGTCGATATAGACGATGTCGGCGCTAGCGTCCTCAAATCTGTCGGCCATGTCTGGCGACCGGCCTACATGCCAAGAGATAGGACGATTGGCGACGTTCCTTTGAAACACCTCCAAGGGAGTGCCGCGTGAGCCGTCGTACACCGTGGTGCCAGGGTCATTTTTGTTTCCCTCCCACGTATCGACACAGCACACCCCCATGGCACCAGCCTTGCACATCTCAATGGCGCTGCGTCCAGCCCATGACCCAATCTCCAAGACCACAGGGGGACGGCCATGCTCTGCTATGAACGACTGGATCAGAGCGTGGAGCGCCAAGATGTCCTTGGGCGGAAGATCCATGCCCATGCCATCAAAGTCTTCGCTGGGGGTGACGTTGGCTCGCACATAGTTTTCCAGCTGAGCCGATGGGCGACGATCCATCAGCTTCACGCTCGCGTCGTAGTTTGCGCCCCAGCACTGCTTGAGCTTTGCGCTAATGTCCACAGCCTGGATGATCTGAGGCTTGCCCACGCACTTGGGCTTCCAATGACCCGCCCAGGCGTCCCAGTTGCAGAAGACAGGGTTGTAGCCCAGCTTTTGCGTGCCTGCGAGGGAAAGGTCACGGGTCATCGTCACATCTTCAGTCGATGACTTTTCGGCCTGGTACTTGTTGGGGTATTCGTAATAAAACCAAGGTTTGTCGGCGTCGGTCTGTGGCTCAGTCACACCAAACGCCCGCATGTCGTACATGATCAGTCCGGTCGGTAGGGCGGCGCATTCTTGGATGCCGCCCAACTTGGCCGCGGTGTCCCGGTCGTACATCTCCAGCTTAAAGTCTGGGTTGGCGTTGTCCGACTGGTGAGCCTGCCAGCGAAACACGTAGACGTTCTCATGCGGTGGCGGGCCGCAATAGGGAGCGCCGATAACAACCGGCCCCTTGTGGTAATGCTCCACCACAAAATTGAACGAAGATTCGATGAACGGCTTGGCGTCCAATTGGCCCGCATACATGTCGGGCTTCATATCGGAATCCACCATCACCAGCACATCGATGCCATACTCACGGGCCATAAGGACAGCGCGATTGCGCGTCATGGTGATTGGCGTGTCGGACAGATTCCAGACTTGGATTCGCGAGACTCTCGGATCTTGCGCAAGACTGGAGGTGACCGGAAGCATCCACTCGCGGATGTCCGGGTGTTCCGATGAGATTCCGCCGTTCCCTCCGTAACTGAACGTGCAGAATCCAACGCTAAATTTCTGAATCACAGGCTTCTCTTTCTTTTTCGGGGTGAAGCTCTTCTTTAATGAACCGGAACAACGCAAGTGACTCAGATGTCACCTTTCCGCCCTTGCGAATGTTGTCGCTCTTCCATAGCGGCCGCAGGTTCCTCCAGTTGCAGACCGCCCGAGCCTCCGCTGGGTCCGCAAGATTGGCGGCGCATAGCGGGAAAATGTGATCAACATGCCACATGTCCCGATTTTCATAAGACATACCATCCACGCACTGGGAACAAATGTGGTCGCGAAACTCTTGGGCCGTGCAGCCAACGAGTCGCATGGTTGCGTCCGGCTTGCACGCCCCGGCTCGCTTAAAGGCGCTGCGGGTGCGGCAGCGGATTCTTCGGGCCTCTGCATAAGCCCAGTCTGTCTTGTACCGCGCTCGCTCGTTTTCCAAGGTCCGCTTTAAGACCTTCTCGCGGTTGTTTCTGTAGTACTTCTTTCCCTGCGCCGAGTCGCCCGCAAGCCGTTTTTCGCGGTGTTTCTGACGACTCTTTTTTGAAGACTCCAAGAACGGCTCTGGGTTCTTGGAGTACCGCTCTCGCTTTTCAGAACAGTACTGTTCTCGGTTAGCCGCGTAGTCTGCCCGCTTCCAAGCGCGCTGCTTTTCTGGGTCGCTAAACGGCATAGCGGCCACCATAAGAGAACGTACAGAAACCGATGGAGAACTTCTGTTGCATTTCACACCCCGGGGTTAGGTGTACAAGTCTACAGTATTACAACGCGCGCGTCAACAGGATCACCATCCGTTATGACGCATTCCGCCGAGCCGATTTGCGCTACCGCGCCTGTTTGGCGGAACGATCACCATGTTTGCAGGTGCCCTTATCGGGGCTCGCGGTTTGGGAGTAGGCGGCGCAACAGGGGGGGCTGGTTCTGCTGGAGGAGCCTCTTCTCCCGGAGGTGTCTCGTCGGTCACCGGCGCTGACTGCTGGGTTGTATGTGGCCGAGAGCGCCAAGGGAAACGAGTTGGCCGCGCGGGTTGCGCTTTGGGAGGTTCCGGCAATTCCGTTGGCGAAGGGGCATACGCCGTGCCGAGCGATTGCGTTTGCTTGGGCTGTGCCGAGCCTGGTTGGTATGCCTGCAAGGTATCGGGATTGTAGTTTGGCTGCTCCCAAGACGGTTGCTGGTTGTTGTTTTTCTGACCAAAAGGATTCTGAAAATCGCCCTGCATGTACTGCGTGGCGTTTCCCATAGCCTGTTTGACTTCTGGGTTTTGTTGCGAGAAGGGGTTGTAGAACGTACCGTTAGCCAGTTGATCGTTGGCTTGTGACAAGAGTTGGTTTTGATCGAACGTCACTGGGCCAGTCAGTTGGCCAGCATTGTACTGACCCAACCGCTGAGAGAGGTTGCCAGCAAAAGCCTCACGCTGGGCCATGGTGTCTTGCCATGGCATTTGCACTCCGCCCACACCAGTGGCCGTAGATGTGATTGGGCTAGGGCGGCTATCGATGGCGTTGTATGCCATGTTGCCGTCGAAGCTCTGGCCACCAGTGGGTTGTCCGTACTGTCCTGTAGTCGGGTTGTAGCTTTGCGAGGTGTAGGAACCAGGCATCGTCCAAGACTGGGCTTGTGTGTTGCCTCCGTACTGCTTCGCCGCTTGGTTGTACGCCTGCGCCCACATCTGGTTGCTGGGAACTTGCCCAGACAGATTGTTTGCTCTTGCACCCTCCGGTGCAGTGCGAGGAACATTGGAAGCGTTGTACCCACCGCTTGGCTGGGCGTACGCTGACATGTCTGGAGCCTTGGGGCTTGCCGGTGGACTATCCTGACCGCTTTCCTGCGCACTGTCTTGGGTGCTTGCTTGTTGGCCAGGCTGCGAGTTTGGTCGATAGCGCCAAGAGTATTTCATCAGCGATCTCCCTGTTGAGTGGTCAGGCCGTCAGTGCCTACGCCCGTGCCGTAGTACATACGCAGCCGGTCGGCGTCTTCCTGCGGGAGAGATTTGATCTCAGCAATCAGCTGCCGCAAGAAGTCCAGGTTCTGGATTGCTGGTGGTTGATCCATCTAGAAAACGGGGCCAGGATGTTTCCACCCTGGCCCCGCCCCCGAAAGCCCGTTAGGGCAGTATTACGAAGCCCGAGTCCGAACCAAGGCGAGAACAGCCGAGCCGGTCGTCGCACCCGCACTTGCAGCGTAGCCGATGACACCGATGCCGTTGTCGCCGCCACCAGTGGTTGCAGCGGTCAGCGGAGACAACGTCACGCGGCCAGCGGTGGTCGCACCGCTCGTCGCAGCCGTGATCACCGACAGGGCCGAGCGAACAGCAACGTCCGAACCGGAGAGGGCAACCGACACTTCGGTCGGGCCATCAACGGTCACCCAGAACACATCGTTGTTGGCAACGCCAGCGGCAGGGAGGAACTCGTCCACCACACCGCAGAACGGTTCGTTGGCAACCGCCGCGTAGCCGTCAGCCGCGCCGAACAGAGCCGTGCCCGAACCAGCCAGACGCACAACCCGCTTGGGCAGCAGGGCAATGCCGGATGTGTTACGGACAGCGATGCAGACCTTGCGACGATTGCTGCGGAGCTGACCCGTGATGGTATTCACATCGGTGAACTCCTTCACAGCGCCAACCCAGTTATCGCCATACGAACCGGAGATACCAACCAGACTGTCGTTGGGCGTAGTTACGCCAAGCGTCTGGCCCAAACCGAACGGAGGATCAACTTGCAGTCCCATTGTGACTATAGTCCTTTCTCAGGCAGTGATGATTTTGAAGAAGTTACGCGGCGACTTAAACTTAAGGTTGCCGAGCGTCGAAACGACATATCGATATTGCTGGGTGATTTCGTCATAGAATGGTCCCTCTGAATTCATCAGCTGGCCTTCCATGCACAGGAGTTCAATGTTGCCCGTAGACAGGCCGTATCCGGTGCCCGCAGGAACAGAATTTTCGCTCCCGATTTCCACCCCGTCCAGTTCAAACACATCGGTGAAGCCATAGGACCGCAGGCCGTTAGTACGGCTGACAATCACACGCTCCTTGGAGTCCAGCGAGTTGAGGAAGTCGATGTAGCTGCGTCGATCAAACAGCAGCATGTCAACTTGGTCTTCCTTGCTGTCGTTACGGCGGGTCTGGTGAATCGCCTCGCGCACCGCCTTCACGCAATTGGCAGACCAAGTGTTGCCAGTGGCGTTGAAGTACGTGCTAAGACCCTGGACAATCACAGGCGTGAAAAAATCAAACTCAGGATCCGCGTTGCCGTTGGGCCAGACGCCGGTCGTCTGCGAGCCACCGTAGGCACCCAGGACGGTCGAAAGACCGGCGTAGCTGTCGGACGGGTAGAAGAACGGATCAGCATCAGTGCGGCTGCGCGCCGCGCCGGTGGAGACGTTGATCGTCTGCGCCACGGAGGGAGTCGCTGCGTTCAGACCCATAAAACTTTCGATGCCGTGGAAACGCAGTTCGTTACCGGACGCATATCCGTCGACCACCCACTCCTTGGCGAGGTACTGTTCCATGCTCGTCAGAAGACGGCTGGCCATTTTACCTGCGACGTTAACAAGGGCCTGGGCCGAGCGATTTTCCAACATTTCCTTTTTGTAAATCGCATCGCTTGCCTGTGCCCCGCGGAATTCTAACTCCGCTCGCTTCCAGAGATTCTGGCGTGCGAAGGTCCGCGGAGTCTCACCATTGTTCCCCGATGGAACATGATTTCTGTACTGGATTTCCCAGTCAAAACCTCTTCCCGACATGTTGGTTTTGATCTGGCCAGAGCCTTCCAGAGCAGCAAACAACTTGTACTTACGAAGCGATGCAACCTCTTCAACCGCCAGATGGTTTACAATCGTAGTCGCAATAGACCTGGCCCAATCTGTACTACTCGCCATTAGATGACTCCATCGTTACTAAGTTGGCTTCTCAGCCGGTCCTCAAAACTCATCCGCGAGCGCGGTGCGCGCGGTTCCGTAGTTCCAGCACTTCGATTCGGTGTGCGCGTTGCACGCTCCCGAAGGAACTGCATATTCTGTTCTGCAACGGGGTCTGCCGGGGGAGCAGGAGGGGCAGGGGGTGCCTGTTGCGGCATCTGCTGCATCTGCTGGTAGCGCATGTTCAGGAGATCACGCTGAAGCATGCCGGTGGCGTACTTCCAGCGAGACTCTGCGGACTGGATGCCCAGTTCCTGCGCCTGCGAGATGTACTGCGAGATCGCGTGGCCTTCCCGGGTGGGCTGGCCCTGCTGGTCGTACAACCAGTCAGCGTTCTGTCGCTCCAAGTCAGAAACGTAGTTCTGGGTCTTGTAGGTGTTGAGATGGTT